TTATGTTACTGGTTACTTTGTTACAGGGACTTGGAATGATGTTACCACTACGGCTCTCACCTCTTTTGAAAAGCAAGTTAAAGATCTTGTGGGTGCTGGCGTAACAGTAAATGGACAACAGGGAGGAGAGGGTACAGGCCCTTGTAACCCGCGCTTTGTAAAGCTTGTTCAAGGAACTTACAACCTTGCAGGGGGAACCAATGGTATCCCCACGGGCGAAACCGATGTGGCTACTGCCGTTATCGGAGCTACTGAGTCTGATGGAGGCAAAACAGGTATTCAAGCTTTAGATGATGATGTTCTTAACATCTCTATCGCTCTTGCCCCAGGAACGGGAGTGGGAGATCTTCAAAGTGTTCAGAACGCTCTAGTTACTTTAGCAGAGCAGACTCAAAACTTTATTGCTCTTGTCTCCCCACCTTATGCCGTGGGTAAAGTTGGGGACGCTATTGATTGGAGTAACGGATTTACCGCTACTCGAACCGCAGCCCTTAACAGTTCTTATTGTGCCATTTATTGGCCTTGGGTGAAAGTTTTCCAAGTCTTTGACGGTAAGGATCGTTGGTTAGCCCCTGAGATTTATGGTGCAAGGCAAATGGGCGTGACAGATAATGTTTCTGATCCTTGGTTTGCTCCTGCGGGATTTGTTAGAGGTCGTTTAACAAAGCCTACGGATGTCGAAGTGATTGTTAACCAGGGTGATCGTGATTCCATGTACTCGGGTGGGAATGTTATTAACCCACTCTGCAACTTCCCACAGCGAGGTATCGCTATCTTCGGGCAGAGAACTGCTCAAAGAGAGCCTACTGCTTTAGACAGAATTAATATTCGTCGCATGATGATCTACATTAAGAAGCAACTTCTTGCTTCTACGCAACGCCTTGTCTTTGAACCTAATGATAAGTTCACTTGGCAAAGAGTGGAGCAGTTAGTTAACCCAATGTTAGATGATATCGCAAGAAGAAGAGGTATTACGGAATACAAAGTTATCTGTGATGAAACTACTAACACCCCTGTAAGGATTGATCGAAATGAAATGTGGTGCAAGGTCCTTATTAAGCCCACTAAAACCGCAGAGATTGTTATATTTGAACTCAATCTTACCAACCAATCAGCCAACTTTGGCACACTTTAAAGGAGAAATATAAATGGCATCTTTTCCAGCATATTTTGTAACTAACGACGAATCAGCTCAGAGGCAAAAAGTAGGCAGTGGAATGCCTATTGTTTCCGAGGGGTTAGATTCTGTAAGAACCTATCAGTTTGAGATGCACTTTGAACTTCCTGCGGATTTGACCGATACGGATCAAGACAAGCTTACTTTGGCAGCAAAGCAGGTTGGTCAAGTAGGGTTCGCAACGGAGCCTATCGAAGTTCACCGTGTAAACGATAAGCTTTACTACCCAGGCAAGGCTACCCCAGAGGAACTTACCGTTACCTTTGATAACCTTTATCAGCCGCGTGTTGCTAATCAACTTTGGAGATGGTTCGCAAGCATTTATAACCCTGTGACAGGTAAGTATAATGGAAACGGTGGTAACTTCAAAGCAAACAAGTGCATTTTAACGCATTTAGATGCTCAAGGTCAACCTCTTATGGAGACTAGATTCTTTGCAATCTACCCCATTTCTTGGAAGACTTCTGAGATGAACTATCAGACGAATGAGTTCTCAACTATCGAGATGGTCTTCCGTTATGATTTCATGGAGCATAATGACGCGGATACGGGTATCCCCAGTACCACCAATATTTAACTAACTTAAATATTATAATATAAGCCCAGCCTAGACCCGTTCTGGGTTGGGTTTTCTCATCTATAATAAAGAACATGGAATATTATTACGCACTTCTCGATAGCTATCAGCTTCTTAAAAAAAGGAAGCTTAAATTAACTATTAATGAAGAGATGGACGATGCAGGTGTTCTCAACTACCTTACCTCTCAAGCGGCTGGGGGAACTGCTGACGCGCCCAATGTGGTTCTAGGTAACATAAGACTGTTCACTCCCAAAGATGACGAGCAGAGCGTTACAGGAGGTTTAGGAAACGCTGCGGCGAGGTTGGTAGATGGTGGTACATTGGTTCCATACGATAGTCTTAATGATACAGGAAAGAAAATTATAGATCGTATTAAGGCTGGTGATGAGGAAGGGGGAGGCCCTGCCCCCGAAGACCCTGCACTTCGAAACTCATTAGATGTAGCTGCTGCCGCTTGGAATAAGTTAACCGCTAAAGGGGCTGGGGAGGACGAAAATGTTTTCAATCCTGCTATGTTCCCTGGCTTAACAAGTACTAGAGGTCGAATTGCAAAGTCCGTAGTTAATTTGCTGCGTAAAGGGAGTGAGGTCATGGGGTTTGGGGGAGATAAACCTGATCAAGTAATTGATCAAATGTTAAACACCCCTTGTAAGGGTGACGAAGAGGAGGTCGCTGCTTGTAATGCCTCTAAAATGGAGGCAGCACAAGCTTTGGGGGAGCTTGGCACTCTGTTTAAAACCTTCAAAGACGAGGGAGAAATCACAGAGGAGTTAGCGGGAAAATTAAAAAGACTTAACCCCCAGTTAACGATAACTCCCTCAGGTATTAAATTTGGAGAATTTTATATTTTTCATAAGAGTAACTCCAGCATTAAGACGGATGTTTTACGGAATGCAGTAGAGCAGCTTAACAAAGCGGCAGAAGAATACAATGAAGCCTGGGGCGGTGCGCCCGAAGGAAAAATCCCTTTAGTGGGGCAGCAATCAGCAGGTAAAGGCACCTCAAGAGCGAGTAGAGGCCCAGCAGCGGAGGTTATAACAGGTCTGAGTGTGACAATGATGAATCTTTCTAAGGCTTTAAGAACAACTAAGAGTGATAAAAAGGCTAGAGAGAAAGTTATTGAGGGTGCTAGAGGAGAGATTTTACGAATTCTAGCAGCGGCTAAGAAGAAAAAAGATGGGGTATCAACTCTAGAAGATCTGAGAGATATGTTTGCCTTGGGGGCTGATGCTGAGTTAGGAAAGGTTCTCGTTAATGGAGATGATGAATCAGCAGATGTGAACTACTTCAATGCGGTTGGTGAGTTTTTTCTAGACCGAGGAATGGACGAAGATGATCTCAGAGATGTACTAGAGGCAGCAGGAAATCAAGTGGGTCCTGCGTTAGTATTACTTGCTTATGCTAATCGGCATTTTGATTATGAATTATTTGGGGATTTAATTCCTGAGAATGTGCAACAAGAAGGTCAAACAGATTCAACTGCTTTAGGTGCTAAAGTTGATGTTGGAGTTAACTACGATAAAAAAGAGTGTAAGAAGGTAAAAGATCATTATGATAGCCTGCTTAGTGATGAGCAGCGTGAGCATTACAAGCTAGGTGAGTGTGCGGAGAATACTTACGAGGGGGTGGGTATAGATAATTTAGCCCAAACTAGGGATAAAGATCCTCAAGATAAATCACAAGGTCAGAAATGCTATGTAGGGGTAGAGATTAAAACTTTAGATAGCTTAAGATCTACGAAAGGCTACGGTCAATCCTCTAACTCTAGAGCTACTCAACTTTTTACACCAGGAAATAAAGGTTGTTCCAATCAATTAAATACCAGTAAGGAAAAAGGTAGCTCTCTTGAGTTCCTTAAGCTTCACGAAGAGAGGATGGCTGGGTGCGGTGTAGATAGTAAAAAAGCTTGTGAGTTTTCACAAAAGGTGGAGAAAGAGGTTCAACATATTAAAACGGGTTTGGATATGAGTAAATCTCAGTGGGATGATGGGAGCCCTATAACACTTAAACAAAGAAAAGCTTTGTTACAACAGTGGGCAGTGAACAAAGGTGGGGCCGCTAATTTAAATGAGAAAGATCGCCACAGATATGAGGGTGCTTTGCGGCACATCTCTGGGCAGCCACAGCCTACAGAAGGCTTACCTGAGAAGTATAAGGGAGACGCTTCTCAGACAGCCTCAATAACTGACCAATTATGGCAGCATAATTTAGGGGAGCGAATTGGTCCTGATGGTAAAATTGAGGGTGACGCACAGGATTATCTTTTAAGTAGGCTCCATATTGGGGCTGGATCGACAGATGAAACAGGAAAAGTAGGGCGAGGATTAGGGGATGGCATTCAAACATTTGGTTTAAATAATGCTGAGATTATGGGATGCATAGGAGGCGTTAAAAGCGGTGCTTATGATCTGGTGCGGAGCGGTAACACTTATAAAGTTGTATACCCTAAAGGCCATCCTCTAGAGGGGAAATCTAGAATGGAAATTTCTGCTGAACGAGGTAATTTTGAGATCTCAGGGTCCAAACTTACGGGCCATGATATA